GGATTGGCTACAGCCGTTTTAATATCATGGTTTACAGACCAAAGAGCCAGTGACGATGATACAATTCCTAACGCTGATAATGATCAAGGATTTATCGATAAAAGAGGCTGGTGGGGTGATGATCCTCTTGTTAATGAATTTGTAGATGATAAAATAGGATCTTTGCTTTGGTTAGGTGCAAGGGATAAAGCAACTCAAGAAAACATAACCAAACAAATAGAAAGAGGATTAGCGGCCCTACAATGGTTTAAAGAAGATGGTATTGCTAAAGAAGTAGATGTAACTGGCGAAAGAATAGATTTTAATGGCTTAACTATTCTATCTTTAACGGCTCATATAACAAAAGCCAATGGGAATAAAGTAAATATCACATTTGATCCAGAATGGTTTGCAACATTACTTGAGGACTAATAAATGCCTTTTGATAGACCGACATTATCACAGTTAGTTACTAATGCTGTAACTGATATGAAGACTAACATCACAGGGGCCTCAACGCTCCTGAGACGGTCTGTTCTAAGAGTACTAGCTAAGGTCCAGGCCGGTGCTAATCATGGTTTATATGGTGCTCTAGACTATATTGCAAGACAGATTTTTGTCCATACCTCTGATGAAGCTGGATTAAGAAAGCACGGTATTGAGTGGGGTATTGATCGGGATGAAGCTAATGAAGCGTTAGGGAATATAGTTATAACGGGAACTACTGGATTAATAGCAACAGCCGGAAAAGAAGTGCAATCAGCAGATGGTCAGATATACACTATTGATACTGATGCACCTTTAGTACTAGGAACGGTAACAGTTGCAGTAACAGCTCAACAAGCAGGAGCAGCAGGGAACCAAGAAGTAGGATCAATCCTTATTTTTGTTGATCCTATCGACGGAATAGATGCTAATACAACTGTTGATACAGATGGTTTAAACGAAGGTGAAGATATTGAAACGTTAGATAGTTGGGCCGATAGAATCCTAGCTAGAAAACGGAATCCCCCTCATGGGGGTGCAGAACACGATTATGTAAATTGGATGTTAGAAGTTGATGGAGTTACTAGGGCGTGGGCGTTTCCCCTTTATAATGGGGTGGGAACAATTGGTGTGGCTTTTGTTAGGGATGCGGAGTCCCCAATTGTTCCTTCAGCTTCAGAGATTGCAACTGTTAGGGCTTATATTATACAGCATACCGATCCAGTAACAGGTAAATTAGTAGGGATGCCAGTTACTGCAAAGCCTGGCTTAGTTGATATTACGCTTTTAGAAAAACCTATTGATATGACGGTAGCTATTTCACCAAATACAACAGCAATTCAAGCAGAAGTAACAGGAATTATTAATGATGTGTGGGTGGATAAAGGAGGCCCTGGTGAAACGGTTGAGCTTTCTAAATTACAAACCGCTATAGGTAGAACAGCTAATTTAGAAAAGTTTAGAATTGACAGCCCATTAACTGATATTACAGCAGCACAAACAGAAGTACACACCCCAGGAATATATACTTTTACTAATTATTAAGGCTTTTGATGAGAATAGTTGATGATTATTTGAGGCTTTTACAGTCTTTGCTGCCAAGGGGAAAGCTCTGGACAAGGTTTTTAAACGCTAGGTTAACAGAGTATTTACGGGCGCAAGCAGGAGAATTAACCCGTATTGATAACAGAGCACAACAATTATTAATTGAAAGAAGTACTTTAACAACTACTGAGTTAATTAGTGATCATGAATTTGAGTTAGGATTACCAGATGAATGCACAAGTGCAACCCCTTTAACCCTAACAGAACGAAGGAAAGCAGCAAACGCAAAACTAATATCGGTAATAGGTCAGCAAGATCCTAACTACTTTGTACAGATTGCAAAGGCTTATGGTTTTGATTCATTTGTTACTGAGTATACTCCAGCTTGGTGCGGGGTGGCTGCTTGCGGTGATCCCTGTGGTCCTCAAGTAAATTTGTTTTATTGGAAGTTAACACTTTTTACATCTGAAGTTCCTATCATTGCAGTGTGTGGGGAGGCTGTTTGCGGGGATGCAATACAAAAGATATCAGAGTTAATTAATACGGTTTTTTGTTTTGCTAATAAATATAAACCAGCCCACACTATATTGTTGATAGGATTAGAAGGGGCTGGTTTTGATGCTGGGTTTGATGTGGGGTTTGACTCTACACCCAGCCAAAGCGTTGATTATTTGAGTGGTGGATTTGATCAGGGTTTCAGCCTTGGTTACAATGTGAATCTTGGGGGGGCTTTCTCCAATGGATTCGATATAGGATTTAATAAACCTGCTTAGGAGCTATAAATGGCAGATACACAAAGAACTAGAGCAGCTTTATTGTCTCTATTTGCGGATAATGTAACAGGTCAAATTTCACCACAGGATTTAAGAGATTGTGTTGTTACTGTTATGCCTCAAGAATTTGCGTTTGTTGGTGATAACTGGAAGCAACCAGATGGGCAATACATAACATCTGATAGGTCACTTAGAGGGGATATTTTATATTCTCAATTGATTTCTGAAGCTTGTAGTTTTGGTGATATTTTAGTTAGAGGAGCTTCAGGGGCGTGGACATTGTTAAGCCTTCCTTTAGAGTACAGTCAAATAACTAATGTTGCTATGGCGGGTGATTCTTATCTAGCTAGTGATCCAGCTGGTGTTGTTTTAAGAAAAGGTTTAGCTAAATGTGGAGCTTGCTCTGTTCAATGGTCTGAAGGGATTGGGCGTTTTATGTATGCGGATTCAGGCGCAGCGGGGAAATTATCAACTGGTTCAGGGGCTTTAATGAGTACTATGTTTATGATTGGCTACCCAGAAATGCAAGGTTCTGATTTTACAACCAAAGGCACTGATGTTTTTAGATTTGATCCAGGTTGGGCTGCTGTTGAACGTTAATTCGCTAATAATTAATTAAAAAGGATAAAAGGTAATTATGCATAATACTGAAGCGGATAACAGCATTGAGATAGGAGGGGTAAATCAATACCAGGATGGTCCCCCAGGAACCACTTTAACAGCGGACGACAGGAACACCTTACAAAAAGAAATTGTTCATGTTATCGAGTCAGCAGGATTAACTTTAAAAACAGCAGCTACAGAAAACAACACCCAACTAAAAGAGGCTATCAGCTTATTAATAACACAGGAAACACAAGGGGCTATAAAAGCAACTGATTGGACGTCTAAGAATTTAGTAATGTCCAATCCAACTAACACTACTTTAGATGTTGATGCTGATGAATTATCATTTATTAATAGTATTGATATTTTAGCATTTGGTTCTAATATCAATACTACTTTTGATATTTCTGCTGATTTAATGGCAGGAACATCAGAGAAAGCTAGTACTTGGTATCAGTTATGGCTTGATAGCGCGGGCGTCAGGTTGATGGTTCCTGATTTGGAGAGCGTTGCTGATGCTAATGTAGCAAATTCATTATCAGATAGTGCAGCTACATTTATCACTGATTTGGTGCAGGTAGATGATGTCATTTATCAAACGACAGACGGAACAATAGGTTATGTAAAAGCTGTTAGCACTGAAAATGTAATTACTATTAAGGATGCTGCTGGAGCTGATCTGGATTTATTCCCGTTAGGCACAGAGAGTTATAAAATTAGAATGTTGTCTCCTGTAGGGCTGGGATCGTTTAGAGCTAGGATTGGAGCTGCTTTTAATGATGCCGGAAGCGATCTCTATGACAGTACTTATGCTCAGATTCAGGAAGAAAAATATTATAACGGTGATGGAACTGATTATGACCTATCAGCAACGCCCGCGGGTTGGGTTCTCACAGATGCCCCCACTTATATAAAACAAGTAAACGATTGGACAGGGCGAGGATATTGGAAGTATAGCGCAAATATTAATGCTGCATTAACCGCAAGCACTATTGCAGACATAACAATTGAAGGTGTGGAATTTTCGGTCCTTGATCAGGCAATTGGATTAATGAGTAGTAGTTTAGTTGCGCCTATATCCGGTTACGCTGGCGGGGTTAATGCGATAATTGCAAGATTTTCGGCTAATGTAACATCGGCAAGTTATACCATCGATATTATTTTAAAAAACAAACCCACATACCATAAATAAAATATGAAATATAAAGAAGTAGGGAACGGTTGGTATTGTCAGATAAATGAAGATGGCGGCAAAGGGCAATCATTCAATAAGAAAAACAGCCCAAAAAGATTTAAGGAAATGAAAGATTGGGAAGCACTAGGAAACAAGATTGAAGCCCAATGCACAGAAGATGAGCTAAAAGCAAAAGATCTAAAAGAGGAGAAAGATGCTTTAACTTCTCAAAACTCAACATTGCAATCTTTACTTGATAGTTCTGATAGGAAAGTTACTAGAGCCAGTCCCCATTCAGAAGCAGATCAACAAAAATGGATTGTGGCTAGAGTAGCCTGGAGGAAGCAATTAAAAGATAATGTACTGACTGATATTCATGAAAAACCATTTTAATTTAACTGATTTCATTTATTTTTTACGTTTACTCAGGTTTTTTAGTATAATAGTAATATAAAGAACGTGGTAATTTTAATATTAATTTAAAAACCTGAGTACTTATGAAATATTTAAAATGGTTATTAGTTTTATTTAGTTTGTCTTTGTTTTTAAACTGTTCGGAAGGTGGAGGATCTAAAGAAGATACCCCAATTATAGCAGCAGATGATATCATTATAATTATCGATGACCCCAAAGATGATGACGCTAGTACTGATGTTATCGATGATGATCCTATTGTGGTTATTGAAGAGCCGGTGGAAGATACAAGCACAGATGTTATTG